CTCGCCGACGATCTTGTCGTCGTGGACGATCACCCCGCACTCGTCGGGGACCAGGAACCGCCCGCACACTCCGCACCAATGGCCCTCGGAATGAACATGCTCCTCGGCATAGCGGCTCTGGGAATCCAGGATAGGGGTGAACCAAGTCATATCGCCCTCCAATTATTATCGGACATTCTATCGGACATTCTCAATGAATGTCCGAGAGGTTAATAGCCCATGTCAGAGGCCGTCGCCCGCCACGTCCAGCGCGTTGAAGCTGGCATTGGTAATGATGATGGCATGTTTCTGCACACTCACGCCGCCTGTCGCATAAGAACAGCCGACATACTTCCTCAGCACCGACCCTTCGTCCTTGCCGAACACCACGATGTCGAAAACCCTACCCAATAGCACATCGTCGCCATTCAGCGCGGAAATGCCAACTTGTCTCATGTCGCCTATGAATAGCTTCATCGCCGACACTGAAAGCGTATGGCGGGCCATCGTCGGCACATATTCCTGGACGTGGATATCGCCAATTCCAGAAGCAGGCTCTGGGCTGTAGTCGTCCGACAATTCGACCGATTGCACCAGGCCGATTTGTTTGCCGTCAAAGGTGACAATGATCCGGTTACCGGAACGCGCTTTTAAATTAGTTTGTGCCATGACGGACCCTCCTTAAGCCGTGGTCAACGTGCCGGAGTACGGCACTGCGTGGATGACGATGGGGATGTAATTGCAGGGGATGACCGGCGAGCATTGAAATTCGACTCTAAGGACATCGCCTTCAATGGACGCGATGATGTTCTTGAACGCGGGGCTTGCCGCGTCGCCGACGATCACTCCTGGACCCATCGGCTCGGGCCGCGCCAGTTCCATCAACGCGGTCTCGGTCCTGGAGACGGCCTGGCCCAACAACAGCGGATTCATTTTCTCGCCGCGCAGCGGGTCAAGGGCGTTTCTGACATTTCGCGCCACAAAGTCGGTGGCGCAGCCGCAGGAAACCTCCACCCGGTTGTAATTGTCGTTGACAAGCCAGGTGGTGATCGACTGCACGACCTTGTAGCCTTGCAACGTGTCTTCGAGGGTCAAAACGCCGCCCTGCAACAACACATCGGTGTCGGTCGGGTTGCGCAGCTTGCGCTCCAGCCCACGCGCCTTGACGGCCTTGTTGGTGAGGGCCGTGCCGGGGTTGACCCCGGAGAACATCCCGCCCAGCAACGCGGCGACAATGTAAGGCGGGTAAAGCGTCAACACACCCGCCGGGTTATAGTCATAGATGCCGATGTGCGTGTAGCTGGTGCGGTCGCTGTCCAGGGCTTTCGCGGCCGCGATGGCGAGGATATCGGACATGCCGACATCCGGCCCGACTATCGCCCGCCGCTCCTGGCGCATGATGTTGCTCATGAAGGTGCAATGGGTGTCGGCCATGGCATGGATGGCGGGAAGCGGCGAAACCGGGACGACCCATTGGACATCCTCGTATTGCAGGGCGGTGAAGGCGGCGGTCCATTCGCCGTTGGTCGTATTGCCGTCGCTGCCGCCGGATAGGTAGGTCCAGTCAATGTTGGCGGGCACCAATGCCGCCCCGGTGACCCGTGTGGCGGTCACAAAGCCCTCGCCCACACTGTTAATCCAATCGACACATGCCTGCAAGGTTCCGGTGACGACGACGGGAAGCGTCTTGATGTCCTGCGTCGTCAAACCGTCCAGGCCGTTCAGCGCGGGCTTTTCGGTGTTGCCGTCCAACACGGTCGCCGACAAATCGGCCGGGACAATGGTATTGATGCGGTCTACCAACGAGCCTATCGTCGGAAAGTCGTTCAGGTCCAGCACCGTCGATGCGCTGCCTGCAATGGCAATCGTCGCCTGGGTCGCGGTCAAGGTCAGCGTCGCCGTCGCCTGTGCGCCGGTGTATTGAATGCTGAAGGCTTGCCGGTACAGGTTGTCCTGGGTGAAATAATCGTTGCCGAAACGGGTGGAGATTTTCTTCCCCGTGGCCCCGGTTTCGACTTTTACCTTGATCTGGTTGGCGTACTTGCCGTAATCGGTGGAAGCCAAAGCGATGACATCCGCCGCGCCTGCGTTCTTCAGCGTCAAGGCGGATTGCACGGCAGGGTTGACGCGGATGAAAACGACGGTGGCAGGCCCGGCCGTCTCGCTGGACGGGTCGAAGGCTTTTTCTATCGCCGTCAAGCCATCCCCGGAGCGCAACACGGCGCGGGCCTCGCTGGGCGAGCCGAAGCGCAGCGCCGTCGCCGGTTGGCCGCCCTCCGACTTGCCGACGATGGCTAACAGGTTGCCGACGGAGAGGTTTTTGTTGTACATCGCCGAGTCGTCGACCGGCGACATCGTGGCGGGTGAAACCCACAAACGCCCGTTGAAGAATACTGGCATGGCGATTCCCCCCTATGCCGGATGGTTGGCGAAGGCGGCGAGCCTTCTCTTGTAGGCGGTCGGAGTGTCGCGCAAACGCCCCGCCCCTTTTTCAGTGAAATGAAACGCACCGAGCAGTTCCACGCGGCGGTCGGTCTGGGACTGTGCAGTGCAAAACTCGTCCAGGCTCAACGGGAATTCATCCGGCATTTCGGCTTGGGGTTCTGTGGGCGCTAGTTCAAGGTCATTGGGATCAGTGGTGGCTTTAGCCATGTTCGGCCTCATAAGTTGGATAGGGCAATGCTGGAAACCGCATTCGGCGACGTGACGGAAACGGCGGACGGCGCAAGGCATTTGAAACTAGCCTGGGCGTAGTAAATGGGCGATTGATAATTTTGGAAGTCTTCCATGTCGGAAAAGCTTAAATCTATCTGCACGAGTCCCTGTGCATCGAACACGGCAAGGTTGGCGATTAAAACGGACTTGATGGCGGCGCGGAGCTTTTTCCGTTCGTTGGCGTTCAGCGACCAGCCGGTGATTTCCAATTGGATTGACGACAGCCAGCCTTCATATTCGTCCCAACCGCCATCGACGGCCTGGTCGGGGATGGGCATTTCGCCCAGGCCGCGCACTTCCGCCGCATCGGATTGCAGGTGGACGGTGACTAACGGGAATTGCGCATCCTCGATTAGCGGGTACGCCGTCAACACCGGGATGGCACCGCGAGGATGGGACAGGACACCCCTCGCCAATAGGCCATTCAATCCCACGTCCAGCCGGTCGCGCACCAGTGACATCGCATCGACCGCACGGTCCACGAAGGCACTGGCGGGTGTCGCGGATTTGACCGCCCCGCCTTGCCATGTCGCGCCGTCCCAATACCACGGCTTGTAATAGACCAGAACCCCGTTCGCCAGGGTGGCAATGTCCACTATGTAAGGGTCGCCCCCCGCATAGACAATGTCGCGTGTTTCATCCGCAAACACGCCGGTCAGGTTGCGCGTCAAGCGCCACGAAACCGCCGTGGAAGGCGGGTTTAGCTGGATTTTTACGGCATTGCCGGCAGGCATGGATTGTATGAGTGAAATCATGTGCCTAGCATGTTTTCATTTTTCCGGCAATTGCAAGTGAATTGTCACCGATAACATCCCTTGAAGGGATGTTATCGGTTTTTAAGTATTGCATTTGCCGGATAAATGAAATCAGAATCGTCCCATTGATTAACTGATGCCAGCCATGACCGATCTAGCCCAAAAAACCGCCTTCGACCCTAACGCCCCCCAGGACGAACGCAACGATGCCATGGGCCTGTTGCAGAAGGCACACCTGCCAACATCGTCGGACATGCTGCCCCAACCAGAATTGAAAGCCATGATCGAGGAGGTCAAGGCGCAATTCCAGGCAGGCGAACTTATCAAATCGTCGAACGTGGTGCAGTTCCCTGCAAAGCGTGAAAAAGGCAAGGGGATGCAATCCCTATTGATCGACGACTGGCAGATCAGCGTACAGGGCGACTGGTACGACCGCCCGGGGGCTTTTGGCTTTGATTTGCTGCGGGCGATGGTTGAACAAACTCCGATTTTAAATGCCTTGGTGATGACCCGAGTAAGGCAGGTGCAACGATTTTGCCGGATGGCAGACACCGGCCTGGACATGCCGGGGTTTGAAATCCGCCACATCGACAAAAAACACGCGCTGACCGCGCAGGAACAGAAGAACGTCAACCTGCTCGACCGCTTTATCACCAATTGCGGATGGGAATCCAACCCGCGAAAACGCAGGGCGTTGAAGCGTGACACTTTCCCCCAGACCATGGGCAAACTAGTCCGGGACACCCTGACTCTGGATGCCGTGGCCATCGAGACCGAATGGAAGCAGGACAACAAGGGGCTGGACGGGTTTTACGCAATCGACGGCGGCAGCATCAGGCTTTGCACCGAGGACGGATACCGGGGCGACGACGAGATTTTCGCCGTGCAGGTGGTGCAGAGCAACGTCAGGACGGCCTATACGTTCAATGACTTGATCTACGAGCCGCGCAACCCGCGCACCGATTTGCGCTGCGCCGGGTACGGACTCAGTGAGACAGAATTATTAGTGCGGGTCGTGACCGGCTTCCTCAATGCGATGACGGTCAACATAAAAGGATTCGATGCCAATGCGATTCCAAAGGGGATGCTGCACCTGTCCGGCAATTTCAACAACGACGACATCAACGCATTCAAACGCCAGTGGAACGCCACGGTCAACGGTGTGCAAAACGCTTGGGCGCTGCCATTGATGGTCTCCAAGGACCAGGAAAGCAAGGCCAATTTTGAAAAGTTCGGTGTGGAGTTCAATGAAATGATGTTTGCAAAGTGGATGACGTTTTTAACGTCGATCATTTGCGCCATCTACGGCATGTCCCCGTCCGAAATAAATTTCGACAGCTTCACCGGGGGCAACACCTCTGCATTGTCAGGCAACGACACCGCCGAGAAACTGGCTGCATCAAAGGATTCGGGTTTGCGGCCAATCCTGGCTTATTTCGAGAATCTGTTCACCGATTATGTCATCGGCGAATTTGACAGCGACCTGGCCTTTCGCTGGACCGGCCTTGACCCGGAGGACCAGCAGCGCAAGTTCGAGTCCCGCAAGCTGATATTGACGGTGGACGAAATGCGGGCGGAGGAGGGGTACGAAAAGCTGGACGGCCCGCTCGGTGCCGCGCCCTTGAACTCATCGCTGATCGGGCCATGGA